GTGTAGTTGGGGTCAGCAAACTTGAAGTCAGTGACATCGGTACCGTTAATCTGGAGCTTGAGCTTGTTATCATCGTCGAGGATATTGAGTGCAGTAGCCTTAGCCGAGGCAAGGTACTTGATGGGGTGGTTGAAGTTGAGTTCCTGCATCTTGGAACCGGAAGAGATCGCCTTTTGAACCTGGGTGATGAGAAGGTTCATGGGCTGACTAGCGAACAGCTCACGCTCCTGGGTATCGAGGTAGGCGTAATTCGCGTAGACATCCCATGTATGAGAGGCCGCCGACGCACCCCAAGTGATGCGAAGCTCGACATCATGATATTGGAGGGCGATGAGAGGAAGGGCAGTCTGCCAGTTCTCACAGAAAGCGAAACGGAGAGGGTAGAAACGCTCCGCGGTAGCACCACCATACAGGTTACCAGCGACCGACTTGGAGGAGGAGGTCGCAGAAAGAAGGGGGGCGATGAGACTGGAATAAGTGACATCCTGTTCATCAATAACTTGACCCCCAATTAGGAGTTCCACCTTGGAAATTACATCGGTCCAGTCACCGATGGCCGTGGAAGCGGTGCCACTGTTGGGGGCGAGGTAGACATAGTTGAGCATGTCACCCTTGCGCTCGAAGCGGACGGTGGACATGCCATTGTTGGAGACGTTGCCTTGGATGACTTGACGCTCGACAGTTTGGGAAAAATTAGTGTGACGTTTGTAGGTGGACCTAAAGAAAGACACCTCGGGCTGACCGACGAGGTGCACATCCTGGGCTCCGACGGCTACGAGTTGGGCAATACCACCAGACATTTTATAATATAGTGAGAGTTTATTTTTAAGTGCTGGAAGCACTTTGATACCGAGTGTTCACTATCACATAAAATGAGATTCGATTACTGGGGAGGTGTAGGCCAGTTTACATTTACTGGGACGAAATCTTCGTCATATGTAATTCCTGTAGTAGGAAGGTCGCGCAATTGACGTCTATAGTCATTCCATTTACCACGTGTTACACCGTCCATGTATACATCTGGAGACTGTGTCCAATCCGTTTCCGTTAATTTTTCATTCCTTTTTTTTATGACACCTTTAATATTTTGTCGTTTGAACTTATTTATAGCATCATTTGAATAAAGATCGAACGTGAAGTTTCCATCGGTATCTTCGGTCATGAATTCTTTGAGATTAAACGATTTAATCATCGCAGCTCTTCTCCTGTCTTCTTCTGGTATGGGAATCACGATAAAGTTATCTATGTCATCAGGATCACAAAAATCTCCATCTGCGTGTGTCCAACCATTTTTCGTTGTGCGATCTATGATATATCTAGTACGATCAATTGGAATACGAGGGGGTATATTTGAAGTGTCACTCATATATTAATAGAGTGAGATTATTTTTTAATACTCTCTTCCCTTAATTCCATAATAATAAACCAATCTGACCGTACACGCACCATAACTTCTATCTTCTCTATCTATTTCTACGTTTAACAGGACGGTATCGTCACCCCGGGCAGCGACGCTCATTACGACCCCATCGTCGTCACCAGTTGATGTTTCCGAAGTACCATTGATACCCCCATAGACATTATAAGCTCTTGCAAACAGTGACCCTGAATTAGTATTTATACCCGTATGACGAACCTCCATGAAATATGGCATCCACGAAGACGACTTTCGAATTATAAATCCAATATTGATGTTACCACTACCCGCAACGGTCATTCCTCCCATAGCCACTAGACAGTTATCAGCTCTATGATGGTCAGCTTGACCACCACCGCGTGCATATCCAAGCATTTTATGGAAATTACCTGACATCCCATGAATAGTCGACGATGCGAGTATACTTCCATGAACATCTAAAGTGGCGCGAGGGCCTCCGGTGGTGTTGATCGAATCGTGTAGACCCGCCCCAATTTGTAAGGATGTATCCGCCAAAATCATAGACCGCCCGGTTCGGCCCAACCGGTACAACTTTTTGACCTCCGAGGGTTCGAGGGCGACCGAGTAAATTTTGGGGTTTGAAACCATTCCATTGTACCATTGGGTGCCATTATTTCGACCTATTCTAACTTCTGGATTTGAAGCTAGATTTAAAGCTGCATTAGCCGTGATTCCAGTAGTCGGCGTTTTATATTCACCATCTAAGTAGAATTTCCACGAATCAGTTGAACTTCCACCATCGTATGTTAATACTATATGGTACCACCTATTATCATCGATATCTTCAACCCACGAGCCCCCTGCTGCACCATCTGCATTTAATACCCAACCCGCACCCGAACCAGTATAAAAATATATATTTGCATACGAATAATTCCCCGTTTCTGCACCTACTGTAAATGCAGCCCTCGGAGTTGCATCAACACCATTGATCCAATAGGACTGTGTATGTGCGTACGCACCGGAAGCACCGGTCAGGGTTGCTTTTATATAATTACCACTGGAACTCGGGAAACCAGTAAACGCCTTATCCGCTGCGGAGTAGGTCGCAGCCCCTTGATATACTCCATCGTTTCCTCTACCACTTTTATCCTCGAAGAATTGATTGTTAAATGGGGGGATGGTGGTATCGAAATCCAGCACCAACTTCTCCGGCCTAGGGGTTTCCGTATCCACATCGTACCGCGAAATGCGGGGAACATCGAGGGATCTCCCTAAAGTCAACGAACCCTTATCGAGGGTCGTGGGACCGGGGGTGCCGAAGAATTTGAGTTCGGTGATATCCACCATAGTCCCAGTCGATTGAACGTTTGTCACGACCATCCTGAAATAATGAAACGCTGATGTAGCGGGTGCTTCTATTGTTGTAAATGTATTATCCGAATACGTTATACCAGTAAAGTTGGTGATAACATTCCATTCGACACCATTAGTAGAACCCAAAATATACCCGGCTCGTATTGATCGCGAATTGGCGTAATCTCCCGGGTTGATACTTACATAACGAAGTTTGATGGGGTATGGTACTTCCAATTGAATCCATTCACCAACGTACCCACCATTTGTTGTAAAATTGTCACTTCCGGTATATACACCATTTGTATATCCAGCCGTGTCAAGTGTCGCCCATCGGGAAACACTATTATGGTCGAACGCTGAGAATGGGGTGAAGGGACTACCTCCGGGGGTATAGTAACTACTCACACTCGCACAAAACACCCCATGTCCCTCCACCAACGTTTCATTGGCAGTCATAGCCCTAGGAGGATACTCTTGAATCCGCTCATCTCCCGCGAGTTCCAATTGGCCCGAGGGTTCGGTGACCCCCACGCCCAAGTGTCCCTTGTACAGGGTGACTTGGGACTTGGACCCCAAGAAATAGTCTTTTTGGTAATCGTAGAGTTCCTTCACTTGGTCAGCGTTCAGGGCCTTGGAGTAGAGACGGAAGTTCGCGATGGAACCGTCAAGATAGTAACCAGCGGGGTCGCTACCTACATATATAGTATTAGTTCCAGTTATCGTAATATCATCGGTTTCACTTCTTTTATCCCCTGATGGGACTAGTCTCACATTGTCTATATACAACTCACAATCTTCAAGACCCGTACCCCTAAATACTAGCGTCAGGTGAACCCATGTACCGGGTACAAATGTGTAATTAATATCGTAATACGGGCCAGTATTCCCAGAAGACTCTAATCTAAAATAGGTGCTATTGACATATAGTATAAAATTATTACGATCAAACCCTGAAGCCGGTTTTATGGTATATACAGCTTCCCATGCAGCGGGTGAATCAAACTTTATCCACATAGATGCGGTATGATTAGACAATGTTGCCGTTGTGGGCGACGAAATGTAGTCATTCGAACCATCGAACGTAAACGCTTTATATGTGGAATCAAAACCAACACCACCACTGGGTGTCCCAGTGCGATTATTCCCAGATTTATCCGTCACAGTCGCCGGCATCGTTGTGTAATCTTGCCCATCATAGTAGACCTCCAACTGGGTCCCTGTGGTCGCCGGCACGTTGTACACGGACTTTAGGGTGGTGTCTAGGGAGCCACTGCCTTCTTCGTGGCCGTAGTATTCGATGTTTGCAATTTCAATCGCCGAATAGTTAGCACCCTGATTATCTATAGTTTTTACGATTAACGCGAGATAACTATAATAGGAAGATGTCGTTACGGGTAAAGAAGTCATTCCGTAAGATTCTCTGATACCCGTTCGTAATGTACCGGAATCAACCAGGTACCAGTTAGTTCCGTCATTACTGCCAGCTATAGCAATATCTTTGGGCATTTGATAAACATTTGTACCGGCAGCACGGTTACTCGCATAGACGCGAACTTCTTCGAGTTTAATCTTTTTAGGCATTTGTAATTTTATCCATTCTCCTTGGTGTCCAGAAATAAGCTCAGTTGTTGGAAGAGTACCTGAAGGTGTACCAGTACCTTGGCTCGCTTGTCCGGGATTATATGTTCCTGTCACGAATGTATAGTAAGGATATTGCGAATGCCAAAAGGATGTAGCTCCAGTCGCATCAAATGCTAAGTATGCCGGATTTATTGTTAAACTAGAACTCGCACTCGCCACATACCCACTCGTCGCGGACTCGTCGTTTTGGGTCATAGCCACCTCTGGGTACTTCCGCAGGGGTCGATCGTGGGGTCCCGTGTATTCGGTGACCACGTTGGCGTCCACGAGGACTGCGGCGGGGTTCGTGTAGAAGGTGTTCCCCGTGACGGTCAAATTATTGGAGACGAGAAGGTTCTCCGTAACTGTGAGGTCATCCGAAATGACAACGTTCCCCGTAACTGTGAGGTTTGAGGAAACGGTGGCGTTCCCCGTAACAGTGAGATCGCGCCCTATCGTGGCGTTCGCGGTTGTCGTGAAAGCCGTGGTCGCGTTGTCGAATTGAAGTGTATTTGTAGTGACATTTCCCTGATTCGTGATGCTCTGTAAACCGTGGGCTACATCCACCGTGATACCTCCTATATTAATTCCCTGTGCATATACGTTCCCTGAAACAACCCGAAGGTGTGAATCCTTGATGTTCAAAAAGGTACCCAAATTGTTCACGGACATCTACTATTTGGGGAGGTTTTTTTAAGTGACGGAGACACTTGATACGGGACAAGTCCTACGGACTTGGAACTCTTTTTCTTACAAAGTGGGTTGCACTTTGGAGGAAATTTTTCAGTT